CGTCTGTCGTATTTTTGTTGAAATGTCTCATCAAGTGAAGATACTGTATCTTCTTCTTTCTTCTGTCCAAGTGCGAATGTACCAGTGTATATTACAGTGCCAAGTTCGTCATCGAAATTTGGCGAGAATGTCAAATCAACAAGCAAAAGCATTTCATATTCGTCATATATTTTCTTGTCAAGCACTGCGTTTTGATAATCTCTAGGGCCTGCTACGAAAAATATCTTGTTTTCTGTGCAATAATCTTTCAAATATCCGATAAAATCAAGAGAATTCTCCATTCGTTTAATCTTTTATTTTATATATTTTAGTTAAATTGAAAAGCATACATTTAAAAAATTGAGGCCAGTTGAATTGTAATCTCAAGACGTATATTTTATCATCTCTTGAAAAATAATTCAACTGGCGTCACCTGATGGGCATCTAGCTTCGTCTTTATCACCCTTTCACAATTTCTAGTGTAATTTCGTTTTCTTCTTTCATACGAGCAACCAATTCGTCTGTTGTTTTTCTAGAAAAAGCGAGCACTCCAGCTCCCACTTTTTTTCCAACTGCAATACAGCCTCGAATGTCTTTGATTGTATTGCCTTCGTGAAATCTCACTCCACTGAAGAAGAGCACGTTTAGTATCTCTGGCAAAATTCGTTTGAAGTGATTACTGTACGTCAATTTCACTTGATACAATCCAAATGAGATTGCTGTCTTCCCAGGCACTTTGTCACTAGCTTTCTCTAGTTTTCTCGTCGTCAATTCTAGCGTATCACAAAAATAAGCGTCATCAATGTACAATTCGCCCATCGTGTAATCTTCCGTGAATTCGTTTCTAATCAATGTCAATTTCATTTCTCAATAAATGAATTTATTACATAACAAATACCAGACGCTGCAAAGCTAGTACTAAAAATAAAAAGAAGAATCTCATAAGCTGAGTATTGCAAAATTGGCACAACAAACAATGAGAAAAATAAATTCACCCAAAATCCCATACATTGTGGACACGAAAGAAGTGTCGTCGCCATCTCTGAATCGATAAAAGCTTGTCTAAGCTCTTCAAACAAAAAGCTTCTCGTAATAATGAATGTAAATCCAACCGAGGCTAATAAAAGCAAAATTGTTGCCATAATAATTTTTATTTTAATAATTCATCTAAGTTTTGTCTAACTTGTTTTAATTTCTTGTTATTCTGTATATTTATATTATAAATTGTTTTCTTTGTGAATCTCATATCTTCTGCGATTTCATCAATCTTCATATCTTCATACCCAAACAAGCCAAATCTACGAGCAAATACCTCTACTTCAACTGGGCCACCTAGAATTTTTGTCAATTTCTCTTTGAATCTCATTTGCTCTTCTTCTTCCTCTTCTCGTATCATCTCTTCTTCAGCGTTGCGCTCTTCTGTAATGAATTCATCATCAATTTCAATTTCGTCTAGATAATCACAAGGCACATATCTCGTCTTGTCTTTTATCACATTGAAGATTGCTTGTTTGCACAACAGAAATGTCCAAGTGTATACAGACGCGTCTTTTGTTGCGTCATAAGTCCTGAAAGCTCTAAGCATTGCAATACGAATTTCTTGTTTGCCCTCGTCATATAATTCTTCATAGAGAGCTGTATTCGCTATAAATTTGTCGATAAAAACATTTGTCTCAGAAAAAATTCGTTCCCAAGTGGCGCTGTTATCACCATTCGTAATAAAAAGATTGTACATCTTTTCGAATAACAAAGCATAATCACTTTTCTTTCTTCCCATCAAACAATTGTTTTTATAATAAAAAAACTGGTGAGGTGCTCACCCCCACCAGAATCACAAAATGAAACTAATTCACGAGCACGCTCGTTTTATTTTAATTGCAATCCACAATACTGAAAGAGCTATTGCGATTGCACCAATGTTTATGAGTATTTTGTCCAGTATGCTCAACTGTTTTGGGACTTCTACAGTCTTGATGACTTCAACAGGTTTCTCTTTGTATTCTAGTTGTATGACAGTGTCTCTGACTAAGCTGTTTTTGTAGACATATTTGACTTTTTCGATAAGCACAGTGTCATTTATTTGTTTTATTATTACGCTGTCTTTTGTCATCAGTGTGTCTGTAGAAGTTTTTGTTATATAGACTGTGTCGACTTCTTTCACTGGCAATTGTATGTATTGAGTTTCTTTACACGAGCTCAATAGCAACAAAATGCTAGAAAAGAGAAGAAGCACGTTCTTCAACTTTCTTCTCAATAATCTTTTCAAATTGTTTTTCATTTGAATAGAACTGTATTGTCTCAGGCATCTTCACTACGATCATATTCTCTTTTGGAATGTAGTAGTATTCGCCTTCGCGTTTCACATTAGTTTCTTTGTATGTGTTATTCACAAACTGACTGTCAACATAAGTAGAGTCAAGTTTGTCTATGTTTATCATATAGATTTTTCTTTCGTTTATCACAGGGAAGATTAGAACACCTCTAGTAGTGTCTCTATATTGCTTTGCTCTTGCGTCAACAACTTTCTTCAATCTTTTCACATAGTCTGTGTCTATGATAAAAGTGTTCTCTTTTGGCATCTCTATTCTCAGCTTGCATTTGCAAAAGTCGATGCTGTGATCTAGTCTTGTGTGAGCAAATGTGTATGCTGCATAGTCTTTTGACTTTATCGCAGTGTCAGTGTCAAGTCCTTTTGCTTTGCGAGAGCTATAGAACTCTTTCATTATTTCTGTAGAGACTTGTGGAAAGTAAGTGAACTTTCTTTCGTCGTTCTCTTTTGGGATCTCAATAAGTTTCGTTTTCATTTTGTGTGTTTGTTTTTATAATTTATTTATTCGTTCTCTTTTTGAAGTTTTTGCAAGATTTCATAATCTTCTATCATTGTGACTATTCTTGATTTGAGCGCTTCATAAAGTTTTGTTTGAGCTTTCTTAAATTTTAATCTCCCAGGAACACACCCTTCTGGGCATTCTTTTGATCGAATATTGACTTTGCCATCATTCCACCATTTCTTACCATAAGCTTGGTGCTTTTCACCTTTGTTAGCTTCAGATATTTTCTTCTTTGTTTCTTCAGTGTGGTGTTTTCCAAACATTGGGTTATTTTCACCTTGTTTTGAAATCAATGCTGCTTCTGAGAGCTTCCTTCTCGTCTCTGGCAAAGCATTTTCATTATGCAATCTTCGATGTTCGCTCTGAGACAAGAAAATAAGTTCTGCTGGCTCAACATCAAAATATCTCCCTTCGTTGATTAGCTGCTGCTTACTCTTCATTTCATCGGTCTCTCTCCTATGATGAAGAACCCATTTATTTTCTTCATCGAATCTAGCTTGCATATAATTTTCAACTAAGTGATAATTTCTGCAAATATTCTTCAATCCTTCGTCTCTTGCTATCATATTAACAGTCTATTTTCTATAGTTTTAAAATTACTAATAAGTTCTCAATGCACTTAGACGTTCTATATTTGATTGTGCAACGTTTAATGATTTTCGAAGTTCTTCGTTCTCTGCAGTTAGTCTTTCACATTCTCTCTTCTTTTGCTCGTAGAGCTGTCTCCAACCATCTGAGACGTCTTTGTATTGTTCTGCTGTAAGTGTTTTTTTCATAATGTGTTAATTTTATTTTATTTATTCGCTCACAACGCGCTCTTTTTGCAAATCTTTATTGTCAATCTTGTTTATTGTTTCTTCTATCACTTTCTTCTCTTCATCTGTGATGCCAAAGTAGTCACAGAAGCGTTCGTCTGTCCAAGGTTGAGTGTAGTCTTTCATATAAGGACAATAGTTCCAGCTTATACCCATAGATGAGTCTAGTCTAGTTCTCAAGAAACGCATAAACTTAGTCTGCAAGCTAAGAAAGAAGTTCTCAGCTTCTTCTTCAGTTTTAAAGTTTATTGTTGCTTTCCTTATTCCACCATTTCTAGAAAAAGCAAATTCTCGTTTTGGACAAATCCATTCTGAACATTCTTTTTCATTACCAACGTTTCCACGAAAAACTGGAAGTGTGACATATGGAGTGTCAAAGTTTCTGTAGCCTTCTATAAAATGATTAAAAACTGCATCCATTCTCAAAACTTTCAAAATGACTTTTTCATAGAAGAAGTCTTTTATTATTAAAGAGTCTAAGTCAAAGCTAGCTTTATTGTTGAACTTAGAGATTGCAAGATCTGTCCAAGCAAGCATCCCAAAGTCTTTATTCATTTGTTCTCTACTCATCACTAAAACATCATCTATCTTTATTGCTAAGTTTTTGAAAGTGTTTATTTTGCTTTTCTTTCTGAAACGAGAAGTTTTGTTTGTCAACCAGTCAGATGGGCTTATGTTCACAATTTCGTCACAGTGCAAAACTAGTTCATCTAAGATTTCAAGATGAAGCTTTCTACAATAAGGTGGGTTGCAAATCGCAATGTCAAATCTTGAAGTGTGAGCGTTTGTATTTTTCATCTGTATGTTTTATAAGTTTCACTATTTTATTGTCTCTCGCTACGTCTAGACTATCGCTAGCTGCGTTCTAGAACAGAGCTCTTGGTTTCTTCTCTAAGCTGCACCAGTTCTCTAAGTCCCATTTGAAAAAGTCACTACAAACGATATTGTGCTCAATTATATCGTCGAATTCGTGGGTGCCAATTTCTTTTGCAATTCTTTCTCTGCAAAGCTTCGCATTGTCTTCGCAAAGTTCAATACCATACAGTGTGCTAACTGCGTCTTTTGGTGAAATACCGTTTGCCAAGCGTCTTCTAAGAATACCAATCAATATATTGCCATTGCCACAAGTTGGATCTAAGAATGTCTTTGTTGGATCACTCCAGACAGATTCGTCTGTTACCATATCCATCATTCTCTCTACAATACTGCTCGGTGTGAATACCTCACCGTTTTTCTTAACTCTGCTTCTATCTCTCTCAATCTCATCTTGTGAAGTTGTGATTGAATAATCTTTGTCGTAATCTAGATTCACCATTGTTTTTATTTTATATATTAAATGGCGAAAGCGTTTTGATTTTTGCAAAAATTATACAGCAATAATAAATGTCTCTTCAGAGGGTGCTCTGTATACGCTCATAAAAGCATACCTCATCGCGTCTAGTGTGTGATCGTTCCCAGGCACAAGCGTCGTCTTGGTGTCGCTGTCTGCGTATCTGAAATTATCTAGCTCTTCTTGAATGTGCTTGCTGTTTGGCGTTACAATAATTTTGTAACTTTGCAATACTTGTATCTCGTCAAGAATTCTGCCTTTGACGCACGATTTGATATTGATACCAGATTGTCTCAAATCTGTTATTGTCATAGGTGCTGCTGAATCACCAATTACTAAGTGCTGTCTTGGCAATACTTGTTTGTACAATTTTATCAAATCATTTGAACCACATCCCCTCTCATAAATTAGTTCGTTGAGGTATATCAATTTCTTCTCTTTGTCAATACCAACTTTCACAAGCGTACTAGGATCATTCGATCCGAAATCTGCTCCATATACAATCGTTTTGCAATTTTCATCGAATTCACCCACCTCCCAATTAGTGTATACAGCTCCAACAGCTTTACAGGGTATTCCCAATCCGTATATCGTCCACAATCTGTGAAATTCTTGATTTACTATATTGCCATCTTTGTCATAGGCTGCTTCTTTGTATTGCAAAAGAGCTTTCTTCTCATTCTCAGGGCAAAATTCATTGTCTTCGAATGTCGTACGTACTGTTACTGTATCTGGAAGTTTCATTAGAATGTCTTCACAAAATGATCTGAAATTTGGATTCCAAGATACAATAACTTTTTTGCTTCTGTCTGTCAATTCACGAAAAGCTTCCCACCCACATTCGTTAGCTTCATCTACTAGACAGCAATCTGATCTGTTACCTTTGTACGCACCTGGCCTGTCAAGTGACAAAAATCTAATGTGACTGCCATTGCTGAAGATATAATCTACGTTCGATTTGAATTGAGATTCTTCGAAGAGATTGAAATCTTTCATTATATTTGTGAATGTCTTGATTGTCGTTACTTTCATCTTAGACAGCTCTTTTCCAGCAACATAACAATCGAATCCTGGGTGCGACAAAGCGTGATTTATCAAAATAATCAAAGCTGCACTTGTTTTGCCAGATCCCTGTCCGCCGGGCAAACAGATTGTGTGGGCATCTGGGTGCTCACGCATCGCTTTGATTATCTTCTTCAGTGTCGTCGTTACCTCCATTATTCATCAAGTTTTTCGAGAGGATCTATATTCAAGATTTGCGTCTTGTTGACAATTTCTTGTTTTATTGTTTCTGTCCAGTCTTCTTTCGAATGTGTCTTCAAGAATGTGATTACTAATCCTGCGTACCACTCGCCAGTAAGACCTTTCTTCAATACTTTGTAATCTTGTATCTTCTTGATTGTGTCTACTTTCTCTTTGAAGAATGGGTAAATCTTGACAATTCTGCACATTGTCATATTATTTATCTTGAAATCGAATGGCTGAATCACTCCAGCTTCAACAGCTTTCGGAAGTGCGAAATACAGAAATTCTTGAATGAATACAGCGTCTTCGTTTTCAATCAGCCAGTCCTGCATTACGTCAAGAAATCTGTTGATATCTTTGACAGAGAATACTTTCTTAGAATAATCTTTCTTTGTCACGTCTGGAAACAGCTCTTTCATTTCTTCAAAAGAGAGAATCGGATAATCTGTCAATTTGTATTTGGCACTCTTCATCTTCTCTTTTATATCTTTTGCGTTTTTACCCCTATTTCTCATAGTCTATTATATTTTTGAAATCGTCTAATGATTTACATACAAAATACAGCTCTTCATCTAGATTGTCGCATCGATTCTCGAATTCAACTTGAGCTGCACTTTGTCTCCCTGTTGGCGTCTTCATTTCTACGAAGATTATTTTGCCATCTGTGCGCATCACAATTAAATCTGGTGCACCTGGTACAAACCCCTCTTGAATCAAATACGTCATCTGAGCTGCTGTACGTTTGCCAGCATTGGGCACTGAAAAGATAATACCGTTTGGAAAGTTTGCTCTGTACCAAACAATACATTCTTTTTGAATTTCGTGCTCAATCTTTTTCATATTTGTTTAATTAGATATAATTATTTTAGTTTGAATTATGAGGTGCGCAATTTAATTATTTATATTTTTAACTTTCCATCCAAAATCTTAAGATGCAAATTCCTGTCATAAGGCGGATTCATTATTGCTATGTCAAATTTCTTACT